GTAATGTTTATATAGGTTCTTTTGCATCTGGTTCTAGTGGTGGAACAGCAAACAATGAAATTGTAATAGGTTCAAATGCCGTAGGACTAGGGTCAAATACAGCAGTAATTGGCGCAACTACACAAACCTCTGCTACAATTTATGGTCGTTTGAATGCTCTGGGTGGAATTAGTGCTTCTGGTGGAACCTTTAGTGGAAATATAAATCTGCAAAATGCAGAATTTATTCAAAATAGTACAAACGGTCGTTTTGATTTTATGCCCGCTCCAGCTGGTTCAACACACTTTGGATTGTATGTTGACACAACTTCTTGGGGATTTGGTGTCGTCTTGGGCACTGTAAGATCTTCGGATAATGCAATAAATACCAATGGTAATTTTAGATTTGATGTTCCACTAGTTGTTGGAAACAATGTAAATTTTGCGTTTGGTAGCGACTCACAATACAGAATTGCAAGAACATCAATAGGACTTGATACATTACAATCAGGAATGTTTTGTGATGGTGTAAATAATAGTGGTGCATTTGCTTTGGTTGCTCTTGCTGATCAAGGTATAAGTACACGTAGCCCTGCAACTGCACACACAACTCCAAATTTTTATATCTATGCCAATAGTTCAATAAGAAACAATGCTAATGATTTTATTCGTTTTGAACACAATACAATAAATGGTAGAATTGTTTCTGGTGGAACCTCTGGAATTAGTATAGAACCGGGTTCGGGTGTCGTTGGTATTTCTGGTGGTATTAGTGTTTCTGGAATTACTTTCCAAGATGGAACATTTAAAAATACGGCAATTCCGCACATGGTCTTATTTAATGCTGGAATAATATAATAAATAACAAGGAGAATTTATATGGCTAACAATCCACAATATGTCGCAACACCGGTTTTAGAAATCACTCAAATAGCTACCGGAAACACCGGAAGAGATGGTACTGGAACAATGTCTGTTGTTTGTGCAGGTCTTACAGCCGCATCAGCAGCAGCAATTGGAAAAAGAATTAATAAAGTTGCACTAACATCCATAGGTACTACTACTGCAGGTGTTGTAAGATTTTTTATAACTTTAGATGGTGGAACAAGTCGTAGACTTGTTGCGGAAAGATTGATTGCAGCAAACACACCAAGCACCTCTAATACTATTTTGAGATATGAAGTTCCAGAACTTTCGGGGTTAATTTTACCCGGAACAGTGGGCGGATTAACTGCTGGTCTTTTTGCAAGCACAAATGCAGGAGAAACATTCAATATATTTGTTGAAAGCGGAAATCTATGAATCAAGGGTTTTATGGTTTTCCTGATAGAAACAATTCTTCTTCGGCGTCATTGGTAAATGATCAAACCGGTACAATATCAACTTGGGATTCTGTTGGTATTGGAAAACAATTAAGTATTCGTGAAGATTTTGCTTCTGGGTCAGTTCCTTTGGATGGCTCAACACCAACTTCAACTGCTTGGTATAAAAGTGCAGCATCAAGAGCCGGAACAGCAAACACAGGCGCAATTACACCACATTTTCTTCATTTTTTGCCAATATATATTTCAAGACCAGTAACAATAAAACAACTTCTAGTATATAATGGAAGTCCAACCATTGCTTCTAATGCAAGAATTGGTGTTTATGATGTAGATAATATTGGATTACCTAAAAATTTACTATATGATTCTGGAAGCAGAGCTATATCATCAAGTGCATTTGTTCAAACAATAATCAGAAATGATGCAGGATTGACTCCAATTTTAAAACCGGGATATTATCATATTGCATCTATTTTTGACGCGGCTTCGACAATTGCTGTGCAAAATATAGGAAGTGTTATTCCAACTTGGTGGGGAAATGCGAATACACTCTGGGGAACTTGTAATTTGTGGTGTATAGACAATACTTCGGCAGCAACATTAATAATGCCACCACAGATAAGCAAATATCAACTTACTATGTTTGGAACATTTTCAAGTCCAAATAAAAATTTTCCAGAAATTGCATACGCGGTATAATTTATGAACTTTAGTAAACAATACATTTATAATCAAGATGGACAACTAACAATTGTTGATGAACGCAACTTTAATGATTGCAAAAATCAACAACTAAAATGTATCAAAGAAAAAGCAATGAATTTAATTTTAGCTATTGCTCCAGATTACAAACAAAGAAATGCTGCTCTTGGTTTGCTTTCTGAACAAGAAACTCAGCAAATCAAAGATAATATTCAAAATATAAGAAATATTTCCAATTCTCTAGAGCAACAAATTTTAAATGTATCTTGGGATGGTGATGAATCTACTAGATCTACTGCATGTGATTCCGTGCAAAATATAATATGGCCTTGACTATATTAATTCCTGTGGTATCATGTAAATATGCTTCTAGAATATTTTAAAGATAATCCTTATATCCCAGATCCCAACTACCAAACTAAAATGGCCGCTTGCTTCGATTTGGCCGCATACATTCCCAAAGACGAAAAAGTAAAAGTGTGGGAAGGTAAAGAGATTACTGAGGTAGAGCCACAGTATGATCACAACAAGGAAGATTATTACATTCTTCTTATGCCCGGAGAACGTGCGTTGGTGCGTACTGGGTTAACTTTTGATATTCCTAGTGGATATTCAATTCGACTCCATCCAAGATCAGGAATGGCTTTAAAGTATGGTTTGACTCTGGCAAATTGTGAAGGTGTTGTGGATGAAGACTACACGTATGAAACAAAATTGATTATGATCAACACCAATCTACAAGAACCTATTAAAATTTACAACAGAGATAGAATCGCCCAAGGTGAAGTTGTCAAGTATGAGCAAGTAAATTTTGGTGAAATATACAACCAACCCGGCCTGAAGACAGACCGGGTTGGAGGATTTGGAAGCACTGGATTTAATTAAATTGTTCTTTGAGCGACTTGATTTGAGTTTTCTGATGTTGGGAAATGCTTGAAGTTTTTCAAGATTACTCCAGTAAAATTATTTTGGTCTGTTAACGATGTGTAGAATAATCTTAGTGTTGACATTGGCTCAGAAACATATGAAACTGCTGTGGCAATTGAATTGATACCGGTTATACCATTAATTGCATTAAAGCCGTTTGCTGTTCCACCGATGTTTCCTGTAGATGACCAAGAATGTTTAATATTTGGCCATAATATCGTATTTCCATATACAGAATATGGAGCATATACTGTTGTTGCACTACCTTTAAAGACATTTCCAAATAATCTCAAAACAGGAGCAACAGTAGATCCGCCTTCATTGAAAGTTGTTAGATTTTGTGACACAGAAGTACCTAATGTAAATCCACTTCCTTGGTGAAGGCTTACGATATTTGTAAATGCGTCTAGTACAGGATAATTTGTTGGTATATATTCAGCCACACAAGTAAATTGGTTTGTATTCCAATTATTTTGAAGTTCTGATGCATTTAATAGAACTGCAGTATCTACGCTTCTAGTAGAGAAACCCTCTCCCGTATTTCCTCCGGTAAACATATAAGATGATGGATATGCACCTAACTCTAATTGTGGACCCCAAATATAGATAAAGCCTGTTCCCGTTCCAGAATAAGAAATCTGATTTCCAGAGTTTACTGTTCTGATATGAACACGCATTGAAGCATCTGGTGGAGCAATAGCAGTCAAATATGCACGATACCACCCGTTATTATAAGTTTGTGTACCGATAGCCGATGTTACTCCAACATAACCACTTGCAGAAATTAATGTTGCGGACCCATTTTGTAGGTTATATCTGACATTAATAACATTTGTTTCTGTTGTGTCACTTACTGTAAATTGAGCTCCAGTCAAACTTCCGGCTTTTAACCAAACGCTAGCGCAATAATAACCAGTTGTGCCTGCTGTTTTTCCAACGAGAGCAGAAGTAAGTCTATGTGTTGCTGATGCAGAATCGTCAGTTAATTTATAATTTCCAAATGTATATCCTTCGGGTGTTAGTATGGCATCATTTGCGTAAGTTGCGCTGGCGTTTGATAGGGTCCAAGAAGCAGCTCTGTTAAAATTAAATGTGTTTGGTAAAAGATTTCTTGCTCTGCTTTCTAGCAACAATCCTAATGTAGCACCACCAGTAGAACCACAAGTAAATCTTGGAGCATAGTATGCAGATCCAGTTGTTACAACATGACCAGTATAATTGCGACCGGGCTGCAATTTAAATTCAGATGTATCAAAAATATAAGTTTGTGTTACTCCTGTGGCTGTTGGTGTACCGGGATACAATGTTATACTTGTTTTAGGTTCATTTGATGTAATTTTAACTTGTGTCCATGCAGTCGGTGAAAGATTTCCCAACAAGAAAAGATTTTTTGCTCCTGCTTCAAGTCCTAAAAACACACCATTTGTATGTCCACCTATAAGCGTTCCTTCCCCTGCAATTGTACCCCAAACCTGAGCATCTGGATTATCTGTAGTGGTTTGAGATTGCATTCCTAATGCTAGTGTGTTTCCAAAAGAATTACCAATATTTGCAGTATTTCCTCTAAACCATCCCACAAAAGTTAGACTGCTAGAAATTGGCATACTTGGAGAAAAACCAAACTGCTGACTTCCTGCTGCGGTTTGTGGTATACTTATTCTTGTAGCATTATTTTGTACTTGGTTTCTATCTTCTATGAATTGTATCGAAGCACTGTTACCCGAAGAAGCCCAACCACAACCACCCACCACCCCAATACTACTTCTAAATAAATTAATTTCTGGATATCTGAGATGTCCATCAGATCCAATAATTAATCCCGGCGTAGTTCTTGTAAATGTAAATCTTGGGTCAAGTACTCCGGTAGTAAAATCCAAGTTTAAATAAACTGGGGTTATGTTTTCACCACCTCCACCACTCAGTGTGTCATAAGACATTAAAGCAAACTCATCCATGAAGGAAATATTATTCATCACCATACCGTTATTGACGTTTTCCCACAATTCAATGGCATCATTCCATCGGAATGGTCCCATAGGGGTGTTTACCAGTCTTCCACGGTATCCAGTTTGCTCACCCAAACTGGCAAAAAATGTATCCATTTGTTTCTTTACGCCCATGATTTTCCTCGTATCTTATTTATCTTCTTTTTTGGGTTGCTTTGGCCACATTACAGACTTAAATTCTTTCCAAGCAAACCAGAATACAACTGCACAAATTATGACATACCAGAAACTCCATTCAGAGGCTTGGCTTGGCGTTCCAAAAAATGGCTCTTTTAATACACTATGAATTGGGTTTCCTTGTTTGTCCAGAGGAGAAACAATCTGTGGTGTTGTGCAGGATGCCAGAAAAATTAATGCTAGAATATATTTCATGATTTATTTCCCCCCGCAGCTGTTCCGAAGTAGAATCCTACTACGGCCAAGAGAACTTGGCGATTTTCTTCGGCAAATAAATATCCCGGTATCTCTACAAAATATTTACGAGTTGTCTCGGGTATCAAGCCGAAGAAACTTTCAGGTTGCTTTTGTGTAAATTCAGCGAATGTGGAGATCCCAAAGAATGGAAGAACAAATGGTGCTGCAACGACTGCAAAAAGGCATGAAAGAACTATTAATTGTCTCACTCCTTTGCCTACATCAAGTGGCACTCGTTGGACTGCTTTATCTTGGTTATCTGTTGTTTGTTTGTTGGCCTCAATGGCCATTTTAAACATGTCTTTTTGGTCTTGGGCTCTTTGGGCCCAGTAGCGGAATAGGAATCCCGTAACCCCCCCACCAAGCAAAGATATTAATTCTGTAGGCATATTAGTTCCTCTGATATGAAAGTTGAAGTTCTATAGAATCTTTTATAGTTTTGAAATGTTCCATCATGGCATGTTCTTTGTCCATATTTGGTTTAAAATCCTCATGCCATTGAATTAGTATAAATCCGACATTAATTGCTTTATTTTTTAATGGTAGGCATGCATAATGAGAAATATTTTCATCTTCAAAGAAATGCTTTGCATAACTTTCAGACATTGCTTGAACGTGGTAGATAATAGCTTTGTCTTCAAGAATTCTGTTTAGAAGGGGAATATAAAGTGAGCAAAGAACATTTTTAAATTTTACGGCTTGGGAAATATAACCACGGTGAGAAGATTCGTGCGTGATTGAAAATTTTCTCATGGATATACCATCCATAAAATATTCCCCGTTGTGGAATTGAAGCACCGTGGCTCGCATGCTTCCGGCACTTAAACGAAGTTCGGTAAGCAATTCATGAATTTCCGTATGAATTGCTATAAAATTATCTGATTTTTGTTTGGTCTTCCAAAATTTTGCAACACCCCATCCAATACCCAAAATTCCCATAACTGCAAGAGAAATTCCTTCTATTGTTTTAATTGGATCGATCATGGATAGGTACATCTTTGCAAACTCCATTGTGTCTTAATATTTATATTCTTGACAGTCCATTAAAAGGTGTTATATTTGGCGACATGACTAGAGACGAACTATTTGCCTTACATACTAAAATTTGTCAAGAAGCCAAGGAATTGATGGAAAAAAAGAACAATGACTATGCTTCTACCGCAGATCCGTTCATGAACTTCCGCCGAGCGGAATATCTTGGGTTTTCAACAGCAGAACTCGGGGTTCTTATTCGAATGACGGATAAAATGTCAAGAATCTCTACTTATTTGAACCGTGGAGAACTTTGTTTGAAAAACGAGAGCGTGTACGACGCAATCGTTGACATTATCAATTATAGTGTTATCCTTGCAGGATTGCTCAAGGACAAAGACGCAAAGAAATGAAATTTTATACTGCCTGCGCTCTGAAGGGCAACAAAATACTTGTCCGAGGTTATCGCAATGGTGTTCGGTTTACGGACACCGTTGCGTTTAAACCTTCTCTGTACATCAAAACAGATAAAGACAGCAAGTATAGATCGCTGAATGGTGTCAAGGTCAAGCGTATGATCTTTGACACTCTTTATGATTGCAGACAGTTTCTTGACCAATACAGGGATTTAGATGATTGCCCGATTTATGGAAACACTGATTTTCTCACTCAATATCTCATGGAGACTTATGAGGCTGAGGTGGAATACGATCTTTCCAAGATCAAAGTCGCATACCTAGACTTGGAATGTGAGAGTGAAGACGGGTTTCCTGATTTGGACAACCCAAATGAAAAAATTAACCTGATGAGCATTCGGGTTGATGGCGCTACTTATGTCATAACTTCAAAGCCAGTTGATCTTCCTGATTGTAAAGTAATACTTACGAGTTCAGAAAAGGAACTGATCAAAAAAACCTTTGAAGTCTTGGCAAAAGAAGATGTTGACATTATTTCTGGGTGGAATATTAAACTGTTCGATATGCCCTATATAATAGGTAGGGCTAAACTCTTCTTTGAAGAGAAGGAGATTCAGGAGTGGTTGCCTTTTGGTTTGATGAAGATGCGGGAAACGGATATCGGAGGAAAGGTCTATAAGATCTATGAATTCCCCGGATATACGATTCTTGATTATATGGATCTGTACAAGAAGTTCTCCGGAACGAGTCAAGAAAGTTACGCTCTAAATTTTATTGCAAAGGCGGAACTGGATGCTCAAAAACTTGATTACAGCGAGTATGGGTCACTTCGGGAGTTTTACCGCAATGATTTTCAAAAGTTTGCGGAGTATAACGTTCAAGATGCAATCTTGGTTGAACAGCTTGACAATAAGCTCAGACTGATCGACCTTGCGGTTTCTATTGCATACGAAGCCAAGATAACATTTGATACGGTTTTCTTTGCAACACGCATCTGGGAAACCATTTGCTGTGATTATCTTTTTAAACAAAACATAATTCCACCGTTAAAGCGGAGTTATGCCAAAGACGATCAATTTGTTGGAGCCTACGTAAAGGATGTTACTCCGGGTCTCTACAAAAATATTGTAAGTTTTGATGCTACAAGTCTGTATCCTAGCATTATTATGCAATGGAATATTTCACCAGAAACTTGCACTCACAAAGATTCTTCTTTAAACGCAGATGATTTTCTTCGAAGCAAAAGAAAAGATATTCCAAATTTTATAGAACATGCAGAAAGCATATCTTCGTGTCTTGCCTGCAACGGATCCATGTTTACACGCGAAATCAAAGGCTTTATTCCAATCCTGATCGAAAAGACTTTTAATCAGCGTAAGGAAGCAAAGAACAAGATGATTGAGTTGGAGAAGGAATACGAAAAGACAAAGGACAAAGATCTTCTTCCTCGTATTGCTGCATTGAAGGTTCGTCAGTCAGTTAAAAAAATTCTTGCAAACAGCCTTTATGGTTGCCTTGGGAATCCTGCTTTCGTCTATTCATCTCCGGAACTTGCTACCGCCGTGACCGTAACTGGTCAGGTAATCATTCGCAAGGCAGAGATGGCTATGAACGACTATATTCAGCACCTTACAAAGGATGACAAGGACTATGTACTGGCAGTGGATACTGACTCTGTCTATCTTAATCTGAATGCTGTCGTTGAGAAGGTTTCTGCAAAGACTGAAATTGCAGACGTGACACAGTTTATTCATGAAGTCTGTGAGCACAAGATACAACCGCAGTTTAAGAAAGAAATGGAATTGCTAGCATACACTCTCGGTTGTCCGGAAAATAAGATCTTCTTCAAGCGTGAAGCAATTGCTTCTGCAGGAATGTTTATTGCCAAAAAGCGATACGCACTTCTCATGCAAGATCTTGAAGGTGTTCGCTTTGACGATCCAAAACTCAAGATCATGGGTCTGGAAACGGCACGAAGCAGTACACCTGCAGTCGTTCGTTCTAAATTAAAAGATTGTATTCGTATTATCTTGACAAAAACCCCCGATGAGTTGCGAAATTATGTGGATAAATTTTATGATGAATTTATGATTATGCCTATTGAAGATGTCGCAGCTCCTCGGGGTGTCAAGGGTATTGGAAAATACACAGACCATTCGGATATTTACAAGTCTGGAACTCCAATTGCAACGAAGGCAGCACTACTCCACAATGCCTACGTCAAAAAACTAAAACTTGATAAAATCATTGTCAATATCAAGGAGAACGACAAAATGAAGTTCGTATTTGTCAAAGTCCCGAATCCATATGGAATGGGTGGGCGTGATGCAGTAATAGGATTCATCGGTAAACCGCCCGAGCAGTTTCAGTTGGAAAAGTATATTGATCGAAAGAAGCAATTTGACAAAACCTTTGGCGAACCTCTTGACAATATTCTTCAAGCAATCGGTTGGTCCATAAATCAACAAGTCACACTTGAATCATTCTTCGGTTGAGATATAATAGTATTATGTTTTATAACACAGCCAATGGTTATTGTGTGGAATGGGAAAACAATAGAAATAGCAATATTTCCAATATGTTTTATGATGGTGTTAATTTTTTGCGTATTCATATTGAATATTTTGATTATTCCCGTAATATCACCATAAAGGTTATAGCGACAGATAACATTGATGAAAAAAATGGATGTCCGAATGTTGTCATGTCAGGAAATTTTTTAATGGAGTTATTGTACGACTTGGGGGTTGATGTTAGAGATACAAAAAATATTTCAAAAGACCCTGAAAGATTTTTAATAAATGTTATAAAAATTACCAGTGATTTAAACTATTGGAATAAACAGTTGAAAAATTTTTTGGCTTCTCAACCAACAAGAAAAAAAACCAAATACAACACCATGCCTCTGAATTATCCATCAACGTATAACGCTGCTCCATCTAATTATCAAGAGAAGCGGTATTTTTATAATGAACCATTGATGAGCGGTGAAAAAGAAAAAATTAAAAGTCTTTCTGCGCAAATTGAAGAAAAAGACATCAAGATCAAAGACCTTGAGGATGAACTTCAGGAACTCAAGGAAGAGATCAAAATGATAAAGGCAATCAACCAAGAGTGTTAATTTATGGTTAAGAAATTTAAATCTAGATATGGTGATGAACGAACACTCACACTTCTTACAGATGGATCTTACAAAATCGAAGGTAGGTCTTTGTATACTCGCCACGGTGACGGGTTATTTGATTTTGAAGGTGGCCCATGCTATATTGTTGGTGATAGACTTCTTGAAGTTGATGGTAACTTAATCATTGAATCGGTAAAATCAGTAGAAACCACCCAAAAAAATTGGGCTGCTGTAATTGTAACTACTAAAAAAGGAAAAACTAATGTCAAAGTATCTAAAAAGCTTAATCACAAAGATAAATAATCCAGACGCTAAACTTGTTGCAGATGGCCTTGAAGGTTCTGATGTTACTGGGTTTATTGACACTGGTTCTTATGTATTGAACGCCCTTTTGTCTGGTTCAATCTACGGAGGTCTTCCCAATAACAAGATTTCTTGTCTTGCTGGTGATCCAGCAACCGGAAAGACCTTCTATGCACTCGGAATCGCATCACAATTCCTTAGAGACAACCCAGAAGGAGTTGTCATTTATTTTGATACCGAACAAGCAGTCACCACCGACATGTTTGAATCAAGAGGAATTGATACAAACAGAATTGCAGTGGTTCCTGTGGCAACTATTGAAGAATTCAAGACTCAGGCACTCAAGATCGTTAATGATGTACTTGAGACCCCAGAAGATGAGCGCAAGCCAATGTTTATGGTTCTTGACTCTTTGGGCATGTTGTCAACCGAGAAAGAGATGAATGATTCTGCTGAAGGCAAGAATGTCAGAGACATGACTAAAGCACAGCAGACAAAAGCAACTTTCCGTGTACTGACACTGAAGCTTGGTAAAGCTAACATTCCAATGCTTTTGACTAATCACACATATCAAGTCATTGGTTCTTATGTACCAACCAAGGAACTTGGCGGTGGTATTGGTTTAAAATATGCAGCAAGCACAATTCTTACTCTGTCGAAATCAAAAGACAAGACAGATGAAGGTGTTGTGGGCAACTTCATCAAATGCACCAATTACAAGAACAGATTTGTAAAAGAAAATAAACAAGTAGAAACAAGATTAAACTATAGTAGTGGACTTAGCCGTTATTACGGTTTGACGGATCTTGCAATCAAATATGAAATCTTTAAAAAGGTTTCCACAAGAATTGAATTGCCAGATGGGTCAAAAGCATTTGAAAAAAATATTGACGAAGAGCCAGAGAAGTATTATACTAAAGATGTTCTAGATAGATTGGACGCAGAAATTCAAAAGGACTTCAAGTATGGACAAGGTTCCTGATTATAAATTTTTAGAAACATCTAACATGGATATGGATACATGTCCTATTCAAATTCTTTCCGGAGATTTTGCAGGAATTGTTTATCGTTATGGTAAAATTTCTCTTAAAGAAATGGATAGCGGTGATGTTCAGGTTACAATGGATATCTCTATTGTAAATGGACCAGAAAATTTTGATCATAACACTCCAGAATTTACACTAGTTGCTGGTGAAATTTTTGTAGATATTATAGAAAAAAATTCAAAATTAGAAAATCCCATTGATCTTGAAGATGATGTTCACCAAGATTAATGTTGGACAAAGCAATATATAAGAGTATAGTAAAATAATGGAAACAGTTATTCTCAAGAACTTGGTACTCAATGAGGAGTACGCAAGAAAAGTAGTTCCTTTCTTGCAGGAAGAATACTTTCACGATAAGTGTGAAAAAACAGTATTCAACATCGTGAGCAAGTTTATTCTTAAGTACAATAACATCCCAACTAAGGATGCTATTCTCATCTCATTGGAGAATGAAAAAGCTCTGGGTGAAATTGAATTTAAGAGGTGTGTATCTATTTCCGATGAAATGTACAAGGAAGGTGAGAAGTCAGACACCATTTGGCTTGTAGAGAACACAGAAAAGTTTTGCAAAGAAAAGGCCATCTATAATGGTATCATGGAATCCATTGGTATTATTGAGGGCAAAGACAAGGAGAAAACACAAAATGCAATTCCAGAAATTATGTCAAAGGCTTTGTCCGTCTCATTTGATACAAGAGTCGGGCATGATTTTCTTGAAGATGTGGATGAGCGCTACGAATATTATCACAGAGTTGAAGAACGTATTCCATTTGACTTGGAAATGTTTAATACAATCACCCGTGGTGGGGTTAGGAAGAAGACGCTCAATGTAGTCATGGCAGCGTCGGGTGTAGGCAAGAGTGCATTCCTTTGCCATCATGCAGCAGCATGTTTGTCACAAAACATGAATGTTCTTTACATTACTCTTGAGATGGCGGAAGAAGAAATTGCAAAAAGAATTGATGCAAATCTTCTGGACTCGGACATGCACGTTCTCGAACAAATGCCAATCAATCAATACGAAAGTAAGGTTGAAAATTTCAAGAAAACTTGCCGTGGAAAGCTAATCATCAAGGAATATCCAACAGCAGCTGCCAACGTTACTCACTTCCGCAATCTTATGGAAGAACTAAAGATTAAGAAAAAGTTTATTCCAGATGTAATTTTTGTGGATTATCTGAATATCTGTTCTTGCGCTCGCTTTAAACTTGGCAATGGCATGAACAGTTACACTTATGTTAAAGGCATTGCAGAAGAGCTTCGTGGTCTTGCCAAGCAGTTCAATGTTCCTTTGTGGACGGCTACACAGGTCAACCGCGAGGGCGCAAAGAGCAGTGATATGGAGATGACCGATACTTCTGAAAGTTTTGGTCTTCCCCAAACTGCAGATTTCTTCTTTGCTCTAATTGAGAATGAAGAGCTTGCAGAAGCAGGACAACTTATGGTCAAGCAATTGAAAAATCGTGGAAACGATACTACAAAAAACCGTAAGTTCCTAATTGGTGTAAATAAATCTAAGATGAAATTTTATGATGTTGACAATTCTAACAACAATCTTGTTAATGCTAATAACACGGATGATGAAGGAGTCGGATCAGGATATGATGGACAGGCATTCAACCCGGCGTTCGGAAAGAAAAAAAATAAAGCGGTAAGCTGGACTTTCGAAGACGCAAAATGACTCTATATATTGACAAGAAGTATGTAAATCTTGTTTCTGGTTCACTTGAAAAATTTAAGTGGAAGAAAGAAACTCTAGCCACATGTAGATGTTTTAAGTGTGGCGACTCAAAGAAAAATAAGTCCAAGACAAGGGGATATTTCTTTGAGCACAAAGGACACTATGTATATAAATGCCACAATTGCGGTTTTTCTTCTAATCTATATGGGGTTCTTGAGTCTGTTAGCCCAATACTATGCAAAGAGTACTCGTTCGAAATGTTTAAGGAAAAAACTCCAGAACCAGTGGTTACAGAAAAGAAAGAAGTCAAGCAGCCATCTTTCACTAACCTCGGAACAAGGCTTGACTTACTCAATGCAGATCATAAGGCGATAAAATATGTTCAGTCTAGACAAATTCCGAAAGAAAAGTATAGCAACTTTTATTACAGCCCTGATTTCAGTAAGATCATGGCCGATTTTGACAGAACCGGACATAAGGAAGCCAGACTCGTCATACCGTTCTACAATGAGGTGGGTGAGCTTGTTGGGGTTCAAGGCAGAGCAATTGATGACGAAAAAGCGATCAGGTACATCACGCTCAAAAAAGAAGGGCAAGAAAGGCTCTGGTACAATCTAGATAAAATAGATCCTAGGTCAACTATATATGTTACCGAAGGCCCTATTGATTCAATGTTTATTCCAAATTGTACGGCAATGCAGGGTGCAGGATGGCTTGAAGAATTGCCTGCAAAAATTGCAAAATCAAAAGTAGTGTTCATATTTGATAATGAACCTAGAAATGCAGAAATTTCTGCACTATTGGGTAGATACATAGATGCCGGAAGAAACGTAGTAATCTGGCCATCCGAAATAGACAAAAAAGATATTAATGATATGGTTATCGCATATGGAGAAAAAACAACCATGAAATTAATAATGAATAATGTTTATTCTGGACTTAAAGCAAAAATGAAGTATACTTACTGGAAGAAAGTTTAAAATGAAAGACGATAATAGTGATATGTCAGAAGAAGACATTTTAAAAGCTAGCGAAGCATATTTAACATTCGTTCAACGTTTTGGTGAATATGTTAAAGAAATGGATCCAGATCTTTGGTCAAGAGCCCGCGAATACGCGGCAGATTTTACCAAAATTCCGGGTGTTACTGTTGAACTTGTAGATAGAGATGATGAAGAGGAGACAAATGACAGAGACCAAACAAAACGCGGATCAGACTAATATTAAAGTTCTAGATCACGGTCACGTTCAATTGGTTGACTACATGGGTTCCGATCTCAGTGT